AGCTCCTTGAGGTCCAGTAGATCCTTGTGAACCTTGAGGACCAGTAACTCCAGTGGAACCTTGAAAACCTGTTGCGCCTTGAAAACCAGTAGATCCTTGAGGTCCAGTGCGACCTTGAAAACCAGTGCTACCTTGAAAACCAGTAGATCCTTGAGATCCAGTGCTACCTTGAAATCCAGTGCTACCTTGAAAACCTGTTGCGCCTTGAAAACCAGTAGCTCCTTGAGAACCAGTGCGACCTTGAAAACCTGTTGCGCCTTGAAAACCTGTTGCGCCTTGAAATCCAGTGCTACCTTGAAAACCTGTTGCGCCTTGAAAACCTGTTGCGCCTTGAGGTCCAGTAGAACCTTGAAAACCTGTTGGACCTTGAAAACCTGTTGCGCCTTGAAAACCTGTAGATCCTCGAAGTCCAGTAGATCCTTGAGAACCAGTAGATCCTTGAGATCCAGTGTTACCTTGTGTACCTTGAGGACCACCTGCTGGTCCTGTTGCGCCTTGAAAACCAGTGTTACCTTGTGAACCTTGAGGACCACCAGCAGGTCCTGTTACTCCCTGTATACCAGTAAATCCTGCTGAACCCTGCAAACCTTGCGCTCCTTGTGCTCCTTGTGCTCCACTTCCACTTGAAACTGTTTTGAGTTGACAACATTTTCTTGAACCTAAATAATCACTATAACTAAGCATAATTTATATATTAAATAAATATTAATTATATTTAATATAGATTTAAAAATATAATTAAAATAATAAAATATGAAATATCCTTATGTTATATTTTATAGATTAGAAACTTTTTCAGATATCGACAATTTTTTTATTGAAAATAACGAAAAACTTAATTGTACTATATATTTTACAAGTAATAAAAATGACTTGAATAAATTATTTGATTCAAATTACCAAATATTAGTTACTTATGGTGATAAGGAAGAATATTATATTGATAACGTTAATTCAATAATAGCTGACAGAATGAGAGATAGATGGATACATTTAAATAAAATTAATTCTATTGATGATTTTAACATGTCTGTTAATTATTGTTTTATATATAACTGTACATATAATAGGCAACATATTAGGCCTATATTTTCAGTATTTACACCATCATATAACTCTTATCATAAAATTGAGAGAGCATATAATAGTTTGCTTAATCAATCTCTAAAAGATTGGGAATTTGTAATTATAGATGACTCACCAGATGATAACCATTTTAATTTTTTGAGAAAATTAATGATTAATGATTCAAGAGTTAGACTTTATAGAAAAAGTGAAAATAATGGTAATATAGGAAATTTAAAAAATGAAACTGTCTCATTATGTAGAGGAAAATATGTTCTTGAGTTCGATCATGACGACGAAATTTTACCATTTGTTTTACAAGATTCTGCTACATATTTTGATAATAATCCTGATATAGGATTTATTTATATGGATTGTGTTGGTCTATACGAAAACGGTAATAATTTCTTTTATGGCGATTTTATTTGTAAAGGATATGGAAGTTATTATTGTCAAAAATATAATAATAAATGGGTAAATGTTTATAACACACCTAATATAAATAATATTACATTAAGTCATTTAGTTTGTTGTCCAAATCATCCAAGAATCTGGAGAAAAACAGCATTAATTGAAGCGGGTAATTATTGTGAGCTTTTACCAATTTGCGATGATTATGAAATTATTCTACGAACCGCATTAACAACAAAAATTGCTAAAATTCATAAATTTGGATATATACAATATATGAATGATAATAACAATAATTTTTCACTTATTAGAAATGAAGAGATTAATAGAATAGGACCTCATTTTATTGGTCCTATTTTTTATGATAAATACAAAATTAATGAACGCATGAAAGAATTAGATGCATATGAAAATGAAATATATATAAATAATCATAGTAAAATATGGTTGAGAGGTGATACATATCAACATAAATATTGTAATAAAATTGTAAATGTTGATTTTGATAAACAGTATTGTATTATTGGTGTAGATAGTTTAATACATAATAATGATAAGTTAAGAGAGTTATATTTACAACAAAGAAATGATTTTATTTTATTAGATAATAAATGTGATATAAATTATGTCCAATTTTTATTAGATTTATATGATTTTTCTAGATTTAAATGCTATACTTTAATAGATGAAACACCTGAAATACTAGAAAAATATTTTTTACTACAGTATAAATCTTGTGATAATTATGAAATTATAAATAATAATATTGAAAAAATTAATTACAATACTAATTTGAATCAAAGACACGATGTAATTAATAATATAAGTAATGAGAGTAATAAATATTTGGAAATAGGTGTTGAAAATGGATATACATTTAATAATGTTCATTTTATTAATAAAACAGGTGTTGATCCATCTCCATATTTTTCTTCTAAAAATTTAATTATAAAAACATCAGATGATTTTTTTTCAGAAACAAATGAAATATATGATGTTATTTTTATTGACGGAATGCATCAAACCGAATATGTTTTAAAAGACTTTAATAATGCTATTAAACATATTAATATAAATGGAAAAATAATATTAGATGATATAATACCGCTACATTTTGATGAACAATTAAAAATACCTATTAGAAATGCTGTTGAAAATGGAATATTAAAAACACTCGCACCTTGGACTGGAGATGTATGGAAATTAGCTTATCATATTTTATTAAATTACAAAAATAATATTGAATTTAAATATTTTAATAATATTAATTACAGAGGTATAGGTGTTTTTAAAATTATCAATCCATTTACTATACCTAGTGATGAAATAGATATAATTAATAATTACAACTATATTACAGATTTTAAAGATTATTTACGAGTTTTATCAAATATATAAAATAACTTACTACTTTAATGTAATTTATTTTATCGTCTAAAATAATATATATTTTCTACAAATTTTGTTGGTTTATTTGAATAATTATTATTATTAATATTGTTATTAATATTGTTATTAATATTATAATTATTAATATTATTGTTATTAATATTATTGTTATTAATATTATCATTATCAATATCAATATTACTATAGCTATTACTATTTATTATAGGCAACGATTTTTCATTGTCACTAGAATTCTTGTTTATTTTAAAAACAGCCTGTTTCATTATTAAGTATTTTATATTATATTTTTAAATAATTTATTAAAGAATTAATAATAATTATTAAACATAATGGAATTAATAATTAATGAATTAAAACCTGATATATTTCCAAATTTATGTTTAAATATGATTGTTAAAAATGAAGGTCATATTATTAAAGATACTCTAACAAAGTTGTTGAATAAAATTAAGTTCGATTATTGGGTTATATCAGACACTGGTTCAACAGACAATACAAAACAGATAATTACTGATTTTTTTAAAGAAAACAATATTGACGGAGAATTGTTTGATGATGAATGGAGAGATTTTGGTTATAACCGTTCTAAAGCTCTAGAACACGCATATAAAAAAAGTAAATATGTGCTTATATTTGACGCAGATGATGAAATAGTTGGAGATTTTGTGCTTCCTGATTTGACTAAAGATTCTTACTTTTTTCAATTTGGAAATATACATGGAACAAGTTATGTAAGAATTCAAATTGTTAATAATCAAAAAAGATGGAAATATGTTGGAGTATTACACGAAATTATTACATGTATTGAACATTCAGAGACTTCCGAAATAATAACTGGTAATTATTTTACTGTTTCTGGTAGAACAAGTAGTAGAAATCAAGATGAAAATAAATACTTAAAAGATGCTTTGATATTAGAAAAGGCTTATGAAGAATGCTTTAAAAATAAGGATAGTTTATATAATAGATATGGTTTTTATTGTGCTAATAGTTATTATGATTCAGCTAAATGGGAAGATGCTGTAAAATGGTATAAGATAACACTTAATAATGATAATTGGAGTCAAGAAAAATATATGTGCTGTTTGAAACTTTATTTTTGTTATAATAATTTGAATAACAAAGAAACTGGTATATATTATTTAATAAAAGCTTTTGAATATGATAAAGAACGAGTAGAATGTTTATATGAATTAGTTTTACATTACTGTTTAAATAATCTTAATGAAATAGCATATAATTTATTTAGTACAGTAAAAGACTTTTATAACAATAGATATTTATCTCAAGGCTTAAATGATAAATTATTTTTAGATCTAAGTAAACCTGACTTTTTTTTACCATATTACATGATAATTATAGCTGATAAAGTGCAAGATTATAAAACAGTAATTAAAATGTACAGGATTCTATTTACAAAAAAATTTATTGAAACAAATCCTTTTTTTATAGGAAATTTATTGTACAATCTACAATTTTTTATTGAAAGAGTTAAAGATGATCAAGAATTCTTAGATTTATTTAAAAACTATATAATTTTTTTGAAAGCACTAAATTATCCATTACAAAATCATAGTTTTATGAATTTATTTGAAAAATATGGAATAAATATTTCTATTAAAAATGAATATAAATTCTCTCAAGACGAATGTATGAAGAGTAATAAAATTATATTTTATGTAGGATTTTCTACAAACAACTGGAACTATACATATAGCTTAAATAATGCTCTAGGTGGTTCAGAAACAGCAGTAGCAAACTTAAGTAATCTATTCCCGAAAAATTATGAAATTTTTATTGTTGGTGATGTGGGTGAAGAAAAAATAAATAATATAACATTTGTTAACATAAATAATTTTAAATCATTGGGAAAAACTGTGCCTTTTAATACTGTAATTGTTTCAAGATATATTGGTTTTTATGAAATGTTTTCTGAAATTTCATTTTATCAGTCTTTTATTTGGGGTCATGATATTATTTTATTACCTTATGGTTCTAATACTGATACAAATACAATTTTAAGGAAATGGTCAAATAAAATAAATAAATGTATATGTCAAACTGAATGGCATAAGAATCTTTTTTTAGGTTTATATCCAGAATTAAATAATAAAATAATTACAATTAATAACGGTATTTGTGTAGATAAATTTATTTATAAATCAACAAAGATATCTAATAGATTTATTTATACATCTTGCTCAGAGAGAGGTCTTGACAGATTGCTAGAACTTTGGCCACAAATTATTGAAAATTTACCAGATGCCGAGTTATTCATTTGTTCTTATAACAAATTCCCTAATAATGATTATGAGAGAAATCTTGAACAAATTATTAAAAAACATAATTCTATTACACATCTTGGATGTCTAAATCGTCAAGAATTATATAAATTGATGGCAACATCTGAATACTGGTTATACCCAACTAATTTTAATGAAACTTCTTGTATAACATCAATGGAAATGTTGATGTCAGAGGTAATTTGTATTTATTATCCTTTAGCAGGGTTGGTTTATACATTAGGTGACTATGGTATTCCAGTTGAAAGAGGAAATGAAATAGATAGTATTTTAAATTTATCTACTAAGAAAAAATTAGAAATTAGAAAACGAGGAAAGCAATATGCTTTGTCATGTAGCTGGCAAAATAGAGCTATTGAATGGTGTAAAATAATTTTTGATAATGAAGATGTTAAAGAAATAAAAGAAGAAATAAAAATAAAAGAAGAAATAAAAATAATTACTGAACCTATTACTGAACCTATTACTGAACCAATTATTGAAGTCACTAATAATGATGTAAATACAAATAATATAAATTATGATATTAAAATTATTAATTTGAAAAAGCGTAATGATCGCCGTAATAGAATGATTAGTAAAATGGAAGAAGAAAATATAGTTAATTATGATTTTTTTGAGGCTGTAAATGGTAAAGAGCTTGAATTTTCACTAGAATTAATAAAATTATTCGAGAGAAATGATTTTGGGCATAAAAAAGGCGTCATTGGATGTGCATTAAGTCATCTATTTTTATGGAAAAATCTAATAAATGATGAGAAAAACGATTTTTATGTTATTCTTGAAGATGATATTAATTTGTGTAAAAATTTTAAATTCCATTTAGATAATGTATGTAAGTTATTTGTTGAACAAAATTTAGAACATTTGGGTCTAGGAGAATACTTTTCAAATAAACAATTCCCTAGCGATGAAACAAAAATAGATATATATACAAAAGATTTATATGAAGAGTGGAATGTTGCGTTCGCATATATTGTAAGTAAATCAGCCGCTAGTAAAGCTATTGATTATGTAAACAATTGTTCTATTAAATGTGCTTTTGATAATCCACAAGCATTTGGATATATATTAAACTACAGTGCTTTAAATGTTAAATTAGTGAGCTGTGAAATAATAAATGAACATGGTACTGATATTCAATCTAACAGTCAAGATAATTATTTTAATTTTGTACCATTTATCAAGCCAAAAGTTGAAATAACAATTTCATTTTGTGATTGGTGGATTAGTGAATATTGTGGAGGTGTTTTTGATATTAATAATAATTTTTTTACAAACTTATTGAGAGAATATAGTGATAATTACGTAATTAAACCTGTTAATCCTAATGAAAACCCAGATATATTATTTTACAGTATTTTTGGTAACTCACACGGATCTTATCAAGCAAAAAGAAAAATATTTTTTAGTGGTGAACCTTATTCACAGAGAGAAAATGCTGATTTTAATATAACTTTTGATAAAAATTCATTAAAAAATACTAGACTACCATTATGGTTATGTTATATAAATAATAATAACATACATTCATTTATTAATAGAAAATATGATGATAATATTTTAAAAGAAAAAACCAAGTTTTGCTCATTTATAGCAAGTGGACCAGGTCTTGAAAATAATAGAAAAGAATTTGTAGATAAACTTATGAAATATAAAAATGTTGACTGTGGAGGTACATATTTAAATAATATTGGATATAATGTTCCAATTGGTTTAAATTGCTCTGGTAAAATTGAACATAATAATAATTATAAATTCGCTATGGCATTTGAGAGTAAATATTATCCAGGATATGTAACAGAAAAAATATGTGATATATTTAAATCAAATACTGTTCCTATTTATTGGGGAACCAATGATGTAATAAAAGATTTTAATCCAAGCTCATTTATTAACGCAAATGACTTTTCAAACTTTGATGAATTAATAAATTATATAATAAAGGTTGATAATGATGATGAGTTGTATTCACAATTCTTTAAACAACCAGTATTTTCAAAACAATGGATTGATATTTTTAATGATGACAACAAATGCTTTTTTAAGAATATAGCAGATAAAATAATTGGTAATAATACAAATTTGTTTGATAATTTTAACATAATTTATAATA